CCAGTTCCGCAACTTTGGCACTGCTGTCCACGGCGTTCTCAATGAGGTCTTTGAACAGGTCGGTGTCCTTGATCTGCTCAAGGACTGCCTCTGTAATGTCCGTCACATCGGAGCTGGACTGGCCGCGTACCCAGTCGGTATAACCGGATTCGTTACCGGTCCGGTCCACCAGCTGCGCGCGGTACCAGAAAATCTGCCCGGCCTTAAGCCCCATCTGCTGATACCTGCGAAGAGGATAAGGCACGTCGGCCAGTAGCATGGCATCGTCAGCACTGCCGGTCAGGCTGTACTGGATCTCCGTTTTCAGCGTGTCGGACGTATTCGCCGGGAAACCCCAGTTCAGCTCAATACCAAACACGACGGTTTCAGTGGCCGCGAAGCCCACCGGCTTAGGTGGATTGCCCACTTTCCCCGTCAGCGTTTTCTCATCTGAATAGCCCCACCCGGAGGAAATTTCAGCGGCATTGATGGCACGAACACGCACCAGATAGCGACCGGCATAAATACCCGGCACGTCGAATGACGTCGTGGAGCTGCGAGGCACGTTAACCCAGTTCCCGTCGTTGCGGCGCCACTGAGCTTCATAGGCGATAGCATTCTGCGCCTGATCCCAGCTCACCCGCATGGTTTCAACGCTGATGTTCTGCTGCACCACCGAGAAAGAGCTGATTACGATGTTGGCCGGTGGAGTCTGGTTCCCAGGGGGAATGACGCTAACCGGTCGCTGGTCAATGACCGCTCCGGTATCGATGCGGGCATACTTATCCGGATCATGCCAGGCACCAGAGATCGAAAAAGTACCATCACCATTATCACTTACGCTCACAACGCGATATTGCTGTGCATATAGCTCACCTGACTCAACAACCCAGACAGCTTCCGTCTGTGGCGTCTCGCTGTAAGCCGTCGTCACCGTAACTGATTTACCATTCACCGCCTGAATGGTACGGCTCTGAGAAGCACCCGAAGGCAGGTTGAGGATAAGTCGACCGCCGGCGACGGCATCGGGTTTACGATCCAGAGTGATAACCCTGCCGTTGACGGCGCTAATGCGTCCACCCATAACCTTGCCAGACAGCATTTCGTCAGCCACGGCGATGATGTAGCCGGGCTGCGGAATGTTTCCATCCAGCCCGACATCAAACGACACAACGCGATCCTTGTTGTTGGTCAGAATACCCCAGCGCCCCTTTCGGTTCGCTTCTGACTGCCTGGTGCAGCCGATAGCCGTCATTTCAAGCTGATTGAAGCCGTACCGCGCAACAAGTGCCTGCTCAAAGACAGGCTCCATAGCATCGGCGTAGGCGTTATCAGGATCGGACCATGAAACCAGCGCAGTGGTGTAGCGGGTTTTAGTGGTGCTGCTCGAATAGGCGAAACGACCGCCAACGACGTTAGCGCGGGTATAGCTGTAATCCACATCACGCGGCATGTCAGCTAGCGCGACGATTTGATCACCGCCCCAGTAAGTCATACCTCTGAATATGGCGGCAAAGTCACGCAATACCGTATAAGCCTCATTGCGATCCTGCACATACACATTACAGGTGTAGCGTGGCTCGGTTCCACTGCCGCCCTTACCGTCCGGCACTTTTTGATCGCAATATTGAGCCACCTGATACAGCGTCCACTTATCGATGTTTGCCGCGGTGAGTCGTTGCCCCAGACCAAACCGGTCAGATACAACCAGATCATAAAATATCCAGGCAGGATTATCGGTCCACGCCCATTTAAAAGCGCCCGTCCAGGTACCGCTATAGGTGCGGGTTTCCGGATCATAGGTATCCGGCACGCGGATTACGCGCCCACGCGGCTCGCAGGAAATCTGCGGGATGGAGCCATTAAACTGGCTTGAGTCGAATTCTACATACAGTAGCGCGGTGTTCGGATAGCGCAGCTTGGCATCGATTACTTCGGTGAAGCTCTGCAGCAGCATCGTATCGCCGATCTTCGCGCTGTTTGCATCAGCTGAGATTTTTCGAAGGCGAATTGTCCAGGTGCTGCCCGCCTGAGGGAGATCGATTCGATGGCTGCGCTCATAACCTGAGGTTGTTTTCCCGGTTACGCTGGTATTCAGTACAGTCCGCCATGCGCCGCCGTCGGTCTGCAGGTCAATTGCATATTTGACTGAATTTCCCACCAGATCGCCATCATCCTCCTGTTTAAAAAGCGAGGGCCACTTCAGGCGCAGGCGAACGGCTGACAACTGGGTATTGGTAAATGTACGTGTCCAGGCAATCGAGCTGGAAACTTCTGTACCCACATTGATTTCGTTTTCGGTACCGGGTATTCCCTGAATGTATTTCTGCGCCTGGGTGCCGGCACGAAACTCCCAGGTAACACCGCTAAAGTTCTGCGTGCCGTCAGCATTCTCAATCGCGGTACCATCAAGGTAAATGTCCCTGCCGGTTAACTGTCCTGAGAATTCCCCCTCCCCTAGCGCAATCAAAATTTTAGCCTTTGCAACTGACTGAAGATCGTCAGGCTGTTCGGTAGGCGTGCGTGATTTAGAACCGCCGCCCTTGCGGCCTCTGATTACGGTAGCGTGTGCCATATAGCGCCCATAAAAAAATCCACCGGAGGGTGGCCAGAATGAAAGGTTTATTTTTACTGCTGGTCTTCGACGTAAATTCCGGCGGAAATAATCGCCCCGCCTATCCGCCGCCGTCCATAAAGGAGCGGTACCGGGTAGCCCTGCGCTGCAGTGTTTGTAACTCCACCGAAAGCGTAGGATGCGCGGTTATCTGCGCTCTGTTTACTGGCTAAACCTTTTGGCTGAGGGGAAAGAAGCTGGATAACCCCACCGATAGCCAGCGATACGCCAGTAGCTGCAGCGAAACCCGTTAATCCACCAGCAGTAAACGCAGCACCAATGCCCCCAGAAACAAAGACAGCAGCAGTAATCAAAACTGCTCCTAAAATTGTTTGTAAAAGCCCTGCTCTTTTACTGCCGATGATTACAGGAATAATCTTTACTACATTGCCTTCAGACGGAAAGCCCATCTCATCCACAGCTATATTCCTTTTCCCTTTAAATACGGCAAAAGTTAGCCCCCGGCGTTTACTACTGATCATAAAACTCTCAAAACCGGGCAAGGTTTTGCTGAGAGCAATTGCTGCCTCACCAGTTCGAGTTATAAGTCGTTGATGCTTTTTCCCAAATGTCTTACCTAACACGCCACCAAGCTCAATTGTTGTCATTACTTCTGTCATAGTTTCACCATAAAAAAACCCGCTTTATCGCGGGTTAACTATTGGTTATATACAGCGCTCTATTACCTTGATTCTACTGTCAATTCGATAATTAAAAAGCCCACCCTGATGACGGAATTCTATATTTGTAACTTCACCTTCCGATTTCAAATCCGCCATCTCAAGTTGAGATTGGGTGAATATAGTTTTACCACCGTCATGTGGCTGAATAAAAACGCTTCCATATTTTTGACTTTGCTCCTGCCATCCATTGAGTATGCACTCAGCCACAGCATCTATCTGCTTTTTTGACTGATAAGTATTAGATGGAGGCTCTTTTCTAAGATCCTGCATGCTTGAACAGCCAGCTATTGCCAAAATAGCTAAAGTGAACAATATATTTTTCATAACCTTCCCCTCAAGAAATAAGAGGAAGGTTAGCACAGAGATGTATAGCGAAGAATCTTCATTGTTCTTTCCTGCCAGTAGCCACCATAGGGCACACGCTGGCTCAGATGTCCGTAAAGATGGTGAAGCAACATGTTTCCTTCGAGCAGGATCCCCGCGTGATTCCACTTATCCGCCTGAACCTGCATGATCACCATATCGCCGGGTTTTGGTGGCCCATCAAATTCACGGAAGCCGCACTCGTACCAGCATTCCTCGTAAAAGTTGTCCGGATAGTTGTTTTCCCACCAGGGATAATCCACCCGGTAATCATGCAGCTCAATACCGTGTGTCTGCCGGTAATAGCTCATCACCAGCCCCCAGCAGTCGAAGTGACCGAGTACAAACGGTCGCTCCAGCAGCGGCAGTTCTCCGCGCGGCTGGATGGTGCGTAAATCCCCCTCCGGCCAGCTCACGATATGCCAGGGCAAAAGCGTTGCATCGCATTGCGCTTTATCCAGTTCACTCGGCTGTGTCGTGGCGTCAGGGTGGCTGTGTGCGATGGCGATCACCGTACCCCAGTCCTCAGCAGCGGCGTAATCTTTCGGACAAAGAACAAAATTATCCTCCGGCGCCGCAGCAAGATTCCGGCACGGGAAATAACGTTCAACACGGCTCTTCTGCACCACCAAGCCGCAGCACTCGCGCGGATATTCAGCAGCGGCATGTGCCAAAATGGCATCAATGGTTTTCTGACGCATATCAGCTCCTGATCAACGACGTGCCCGGGAAGCCACCAAACGAGAGCTCGTTATTTTCACCGAACCGCAGTTTGCAGGCCGTCAGTGTACCGTTGCACTCATCCAGCGACGGATCGCTGACGGGATTGTTGTTTTTGTCAAAATAGCGGGTTCCTGCATAGTCACAACCATCACCGGTGCGGTACTTATTCCGGATGCACCAGGTGCAAAGGGAGTGGAGCTGGCGCGTCGGTATCAACAGCCCCTGCAGATCCATCGGGCTGGCGAGTGTAAACTCGACCACCTCATTGGTTTCGCTGGACTTGGCATCGATATAGAAAACCTTAAGTTTTTCCTGCGTCGGATCGGCTGAAGGGTTGCCGCCAGTGAAGTTTTTAGCATCGAGGTACTTGCCCAGGGTATCGTGGATAGTCACCTTCGCCTGCAACATATCGTCATAGGCCAGGCACAGAGCAGTAATGGAACTGTCGAGGTTCGCTACTGATAATTTAGGCTGCGCGCTGCTCCCGCTGGTAGATGCTTCAATACCCTCAATCTTGCAGGGCCACGCTTTATACTCTTCTCCCTGCCACCAGATTGATTTTGCCGGCAGCTTATTTTCAGTCCCGCCGGCAGCGGCAATTTCAGCCTCGGTATGCGCGAGGCTGTAGCTGTGAAAACGCAGGACCTCACCTGTACCAAAGGTCGTGCCGTCGACTTCATAAAGCCTGACCTCATCACCGGGCTCAAGCTTCTGGTAATCACTGTTTAAACTCATGGGGCAAAGGCCTGTTCAAAAGTTGCGGAGAGGTTATATTTTCTGGCGCCAAGCGGCGTCGGCGTGTAGGTGTTGCAACGGTAGAGTCCCTGCGGCTCAAGGGGCGGGCGCCACGAAAATGACCGGGTGCCGCCGTGGCGATCCAGAAACGCTTTGATAGCTGCGATATAGGCTTCATCGCCGGTAAACTCCATCGTCCATTTCTGCGATCTGAGATTGAGTCCGTCCCCTGACACCTGCTTATAGCCGTCGCCAAACTGCGCGGTGCGCGTCCGGAATGTCACCTCCTGCTGCGCATTAATGCGCGGACACCATGTAAATTCCTCAATTGCCATCAGCGATTACCTTTAGCCAGATTCCAGATATTGCCGCCAG